ACCTCCTTCTCAGTTAGGTTTGGTTTATTTGCATGGATTATTTCATGTACAAAATCTTCCTTGGCAAACCTAGTCTGTAATTTTAGCCACCTTTCAGATTCTATCCACTTGCCACCAAAGTTCATCCTATCATCAATGAATATCCTATTGATATTGTCCACCCTCAAGTCACTAGGTAATTGTGAGGCAATATCATCTATCCTCTGCCTTATATCAGGAGTAATACTTTTATGGAACTCAGTTTCACCCCAATTGATTTCAGCCCTGGGTAGGGATACTGATTCTGGAGCACTAAGGGTCTTAGCCAACTTATCATCCAGCTTATCCAAACTTTTCCTCATAGTAATGGCATAGTCAGCTAGACCTTCATAGACTCCACCAGGACCAACTGTATACCTAGTCCTCCACTCATTGAACTCAAAGAACTTGAGGCGCTTGGACATTTCACCTTCAAGCTCGTTCATAGCCCTTACAACATCATCAGTGGAGTTGCCATAGAACTTCTGGAGGTCTTGGAGTTCTCCTATCATGCCTAGGAATTCCTCTTTGTTTCTGGCCTCCATGCCTAGGATATCATCTACTCGTTCCTTCAACCTAACCTTATAGAACTCAGGAGAATGGACAAAGTGGTCATACATACCTGCTTTGATACCATCCACAGTATCGTCAATGGCTGTACCACCTTTGGCCCATAAGGAACCATCACTGGCTGCCTGGATTAGGTTATCATGGAAAGGCTCAGGGACTAGGGTATACTTACCAACAGTTTCAGATACTTTACCTCCAGCTATCCTATCGGCAAATGCAGCCTCTTTGGTAACACCTTTTTCAAGGATTATCCTATCAGAGATAATATCATCCAGTAGGCTTCTTGTGGCAGCTGGTCCTGCAATGGCTCGTTCAAGGAGTTCTTCCTTCAACTCACTCCTAGTCAGGTTGATGGCTCTGAGGAAATCATCATTGAGGGTTTTCACAGCATCATCAATGGTTCTGGTAAGTCCCTGCATTACGACCTTGGCTTCTTCCTCACCAAAGAATGTCAGGAACATCTTGCGGAAGTAGTCAGACCTCTGATGGAGACCAACTCTACCTGGAAGGTCAATAAAGAATCTACCTATTGGACCGGCGGATAGAACACTTCTCCATTTACGTAAGGCTTTGGATTGCTTCTCTATTCCTAAGAAGCTAGGTACTTCACCTGCCATTTCAATTCGTGGAGTACCAGTTAAAATCTCGGTTGGATAGCTTAGTCCTGCCAGCATCTTCTGGGTCCTGGCTGTAGGATTAACCACAGAGACAGGTTTACCACTACGAAGAAGCCTCAATGGATTGAATGGAATCTGCCTAGCAGAAACCTGTTTGATGAATCCTTCAAGTATATTCCCTGGACCATAGGCACTAAATGCAAGGTACATTCTAGCACCTGGAGTTACTACCCAACGGTCCATGGTATTTCGCCAAGTAGTCATGGTAGCCCATTCTATCTTGGAGGCCCAATGGGATATTCTACCGGACATTTCAAGGTTATGGACAGCAGCCTGAGTAACGGTATCTAGGTAGGCATTTTGGCTCTTGTTAAATACCTTAGCTAGAAGGTCAGGAGTGTTCTTGGCCTTGGCTAGAAGTTCATCCGAGGCGGCAACACTGAGCCTTAGAATCCTATTTATTTCAGTAGTGGCTTTCCTTACAGCAGCTTTGGTTTCGGCTACACCTAATGTACGGAGCAGGAATGGAGCAGCCTCCTTCTTGGTTAGTATCTTGGCTCCTTCACCAGCTACTTGTCCATTGACTATGGAGGAGATATTGAGTACCATTTCTTTGGTTATTGGGATTTCAGAACCAAAGGTAGTGGCTAGATTCTTGACTGCCAGTTCATCTATTTGGGAGGTTCTAAGCAAGGCCCTACCGGCAGTAGCCATGCTACCTTGATTACCTGGCCTTCTCAGGGCAAAGTCTCTAGCCTGCAATAGGAGCTTCTGTGCCTGGTCCAAAGGTATCTTGCTATAGTACCTACCAGCAGTTGCCCTGGTTAGGTACCTAGCCGTGGCTACCATATCAGCGCCGGCGAATACCTTAGATGCCTGCATTGGTGTCTTAGTTAGGAGTCTACCACCAGCCTTTATCCTATCGAATATCAGTTTATCCCAGGCTTTCAACCAGCCTTTCTCAAAGGCACCTACAGTTGGGCCTAGGAACTTAGAGCCAATGATAGGAACCTTAGTAGCTGCCTTGGTCATTATACCAAAGCCTAACCAAGTAATTGGGTCTAGTATCCACTCAAACATAAGACGGTTGGCAAAGCCTAGCTCCACAGTTCTAAAGGCTTCTCCTCCAGCGTGCCAGGAATCATCAGTATTGATGGACTCCTCATAGACCCTGAGGAACTCCCTCTCTTGTGAGGTAGCGGCACCAATACTCTGCATGAGTTGGGCCTTTTGTCGGTATAGCCAACCTCCCCAAGGAGCAGTCCATTCATGGTAGAGTTTGCCAAACATATCCAAGGCTGTAAGGGCTGGCTGGGCTATGGTTTGAAGGAGGTAGTCACCAAGGCCCATTTCAGGCATACGGACCTCCTCAAGACCTTGAAGGACTGCTGTTTGGTTACTGGATATGGTAGACCAGAGTTCCTCCATTTGGTTGGTGTAGGCTGTGATACCTTCTAGTTCCTCTACCAGTTCATCGGGAATACCAGCTTCTTGATAGATACCTAGGATATCTTCTGGGGACAATTCAGCTGGAAGCTCCAATGGAGGTCCTGTGGTTGTCAGGGCTCGAAGCATCATGTCTACAGTAACCTCTTGGACTGTATGAGCGGATACTGTAGGTTCCTTAGCTAATTGGGCAATGATTTCCTCATAGTTTAGTTCCTCAACTCTAACACCTTCTGGTACCCCAAGGACAGACTCATAGACCTTGTTGAAGATATCCCTAAGGACTTCACTATCCTCACCAATTTCTGTAAACCTGGTTATGGCTGTACCATCGGCAGTCTTGAGGGTAAACAAATCCGCATACTCGGTTATCTTTCCTTCATGGATGAAAGCAGGCAAGGCTTCAAATAAGGTTTGGTAGGTAATGGCATTAGCCTTTTCTGTGGAGATTTCACCAAGCCTTGTGATATAACCATTGTATTGGTCCAATGCCCTCTCATAAAGACCTGCAACACCAAACCCTAATGCTCTTTGCTCACCAAATAGGCCAGAGAGGAAATCCACAGCCTTGGTGAGTATGGATGGGGCACCTATATCGGCCATGAACTTCTGGGTAATATAGGCTCCATTCTCTGCCGCCCGTTCCTCTCTAATCAGTTCAGCTTCTCGTTCCTTCCAAAACAGTAGGTCATTGGCTAAACCAGTTGCCTGTTCTGGTATGGCACCTGCCTCAATGTCAATACTTAGTCGTTCGGCTCCAGCTATCCTCTCATAATCGGCAACTAGCCTTTGTTTGGCTCGTAGTTGCTGGAGAGGAAGGCTAGTGGCTAACCTCTCTCTGGCAGGCATAGCCTCAAACTCAGTTGCTACCCTTGTACTTAGGGCTTCCAGTTCACGGTTGAACTCGTCTTGGAGTTCCTGAGTTGGGGATACGAACTCTTGTCCATTTGGCATAGTTACACCTGTCCCATCCCTTCTTGAGGTCTCTGGGCTGCTCCACCTGGGAAGGCTTCATTGATAACTGAGGCTTCTGCTGCCCGGGCTGCTAGGTTCCCTCCACCTCTTGGTTGTACTGGACCTCCAACAATTTCAGCCTCAGTAGAGGCAGCCAACTTGTCATACAAAGCTCCAGCCTCACTCTGACCAGCTTCCTTCAATCTCCTGGCGTGTTCCTTGTAGGCTATTACCGCATCTGCTAGGATAGCCTTAGGGTGCATCATGGCTTCATCCTTCCTAGATTCGGCTATAGCTCCAATCGGGTCCTTAATCTCAGGGAAGAACTTGTCCATAACCATTCTAGTAGGTAGTCTAAAGGTTGGGTCTAGCATCCTAGCTATTGTGGCCCGCTGGATGAGGAAGCCAGGGATTTCAATATCAGCCTGGACTTGGAAGGCAAACTCATCAGGGAGGACTTCCGGCATCTTGAAGTTATGAGGTCGGTAGCCATTAACCTTCATCATGTTGTAGTGGTAGTTATTAAGGTCAGACATTAGACCTACATAGTTATCTCGGAAGGGAGTTAGTATCTGTATGGCTGAGGAAGCTACATTAGCCATGGCAAGGAAACTCATTTGCTGTTGGATATTACCATGAAGGGCTGCTGGGAATAAACCTCTCTGTAGCATATTGGTATACTCAAACATGATGGTTCGGAGTTCAACTGGGATTTGAGGAGGAGTCAAGGCACCTATTTCATCATTTGGACCCATGGAGAATATGGCACCCCACTTGTCCATATCTTCCTCTTTCAGGATATGGTAATCACCAGCTACCTTCTCATACCATCTATGCTGGGCAGCACCTCTGGTAGCGTGTTGGGCAAAGGATAACATCTTGTTATAGTTGTTGGTTAAGGATTCATTAGTAGCTACTATGGATTCTCCAAAGTTCTTCTGCCATTCTGTAGGTGATTGGAGGATGGAACCTTCATCTGGGAGACCTCCAACAGGAGACATGAAGATTGGAAACATTGGTTCGCCAAGTTTCTGGATAAGGTTATTCAAGGCTACATCTTTAACAGGTTCCTTGACAAAGTACCTATCCATGACAATGCCATTGGCTATATCCCCATCGCTATCATAGAACCAGTAGTTGTAGATAGCAACCTTGGCAGGTAATCTAGGAGGTGTATTCCAACCCATCAACTTGCATTTTCTCATGGCAGTCAGTTTGCCTAGTTCATAGATATGTGCTGCCTCGTCTATACCAGCAGGACCAAACTTAGGATAAACATCATATGGGTTCATCACCTCAGTCCAGATTCTATCCTCAGTAACCATGGAGAAGGCTGCATACCAACCAGTGGCTAGCATGAAACCTAACAACTGGCCTTTGAAGGACTGACGACCCATTCTACGGTATCTATTTTCCTCTGCCACCCATCTTCGGGTCATGAACTTTTCAAGGTAGCTGGTACCAGCAATTTCGGTTGGGTCTAGCTCCTCAATCTCAATCTTGTGGGCAACTGTGGAACTGGTTAGGAGGTGCTTGCCTAGGAGGTAACCAGTTTTGGGGTCATTGGCAGTAACAGTCTCCATACCTTTCTGGGCCAGTTTATCCTCTAATCTAAGGATGTTGTACCAGTCCTTCATTTTGTTGTTGCGGACTTGCCAAGATGATTTGAGGGTAGTACAACTGTCAACCACATCCTTAACTTGCATTACCATTTGAATCCATGCCTCCCACTGTAACCATACTTACGTGGCTTCGGGTCCAAGGTCATTAGGGCAACTGCCCAAGCCATGAAAATATCATTGGCTCCTACGACATCTACCTTATCCCCCACTAGCCTATGGTTACGCATTTGCCTTACCAGTTCAATATCATGGCAGGTGGTATCAGGTAGGTACCTATCCACAGCCTGGAGCATATAATCCTTATTCTTGGAAGTGGTTAACCATCCAGGTTCTACGGATTGTACACCACTGATAATATCGGTTCGGAAATAGATTGGCCTATAGTTCTTACCCAGTTCGGTAATAGCCAATCCATGACTATTGGCTTCCCAGGAAATCATAGCCCGGTTGTAGTACTGGCTGGCCTTAACAGCTTTGTTCCAAGTTACCTCAGGAGAGTAGAGTCCTGCATCCCTAGCACAGAGTTTGGGGAAATAGTTGCCATGTTCATCCTGGTCGAAGCAAACCACAACAATGGCTGATTGAGTTACCTTTGCCTGGCCTGGGTCTATGGCTACTCCATATTTCTTACCTGATTCTGGTTGGTACCAGATGTCAAAACCATCAAGGTGGAAAGGTGCTGGATAACAATTCTCGGCCAGCCTATCCACCATGAACTTATCGAACCTCATATCTCCAGTGGCTAGGAAACAGGAGACATCATCTTCTGGAAACTCCTGCTGGAATAGGAGTACCATTTCACCGGAACGGCGGAGGCTTTCTTTCTGTTTGATTTTCCATCTACGCCATCGGATTTGGTCAAAGGTCAGGTTGAAGTTATGGACTAGTTCTTCCTCCCTGTGGTCCAGCTTGAACTCTGGTTTGTCGGTGTCAGGAATGTACTTGAGGATTCTGGAATCACCCATTGGGATGAAGTATTCCTCATGGACAAACCAAGGATAGAAATGGGCCTTGAATACAGATTTACCTTCCACAGCCAAGGAGTACATATCGTGGAAGTCATTCTCCTCACCATTAGGTGTGGAATAGATGTCAACTGTACCACCATCTGGAACACGGTCTAGGGCTGGGGATAGGATTTGTTCCATGGCCTTGGGAGGATAAAAGGCGTGTTCATCAAATAGGAGGTGATGGATTGTCTCGGCTCTACCTGCTACATAACTCCTAGCCGAGGCTATGTAGATGGAACTGGTGGAATGTATCTTGCCATCTACCTTGAACCTGAATGTCTTTTCATAGGTTGAGTCATGGTGAATCTCAGGAAGGCCAGGGATACCCAAACTATGCAAGTGGTTGTAGAAGAACTGGACCTTGCTCAACAGCCTTTCTGTGATGAAATCCTCATAGGCAACCAGAACGGTATTGGTACCTGGATTGGTCAAGGTATCGGCTAGTCTCTTGGCAATTCTCTCGGTGGAGAATCCTACCTGAGCCGGCTTGACCCAGATATCCATTCCGGTTTCAGTTTGGTCTGCGTCATTCTGGATATAGTTGTAGCGGAAAGGAAGGACTTGCCTGCCTTTTGATTCGACCATAAAAAGGGTTTCTATGAACTTTCGGTTATCTGTGATTAGTTCTTTGAAGGTATCAGCTATAGTTACCATACTACCTTCTCTGTCTAGGTTGATACCGTTGTCCTCGAAGTCCAATTCTTGAAACCTGTGCCTTGACTATGTTCTTCCTGCTGGCACCCTTCTGTTTGCTAGTTGCCCGGACTCCTCTTGCCATTTGACTTCCTCTGATATCCTGATTTGAATACCCAACCGGCAGCTAGAGTTAGGATAGATTTGACCTCACTGTTTTTCCCAGTCATTAGTAGGACGAAGCATATCACAATGATTAGGAATGGTAGGCCGAAATCAATCAGCAGGTCGAGTAGGTTTTTCAATCTCCTTCTCCTCTATTGGTTTTTTATTACCACATACCTTGCAGCGCCAATTGGGACCATCTATTACCATTGGAACATTCTTGCCCTTGTTTTTACAGCACCTTGGACAAATCACTATTAGCTCCTGGCAACAGTTGTCTCCTTGGATAATCGAATCTCCAATACGGTTTTTGTGAAATCAAAGGCTCCATCTGGTCCACCACCAACAGCCATCTGCTTAATCATGGCATATTGCTGAGGAGTGTAGAACTTCCGAATCAAACTGAGGTAGGCAAACTCATCCTTGGTTAGAGCTTCCTCACCTATGGCATCCTTGAACAGGACATCAAAGTCCTTTTGCAGGACTAGCATGAAGTTACGGGTGAACTCTATATCCACCAGTTTGTTGGAAAGTTCATCCCTGAGAGTGGTCCTGGACTTCTCCAACAAGGCCATAAATATAGGGTCAGCTTCCCACCTATGGACAGTTTTGTGAGGATACTTACCCAACTTACACAGCTTGGATGCCTCGGTCTTGGAGAAACCAGCTATGATGTATTTTAGGTATTGGGCCTTCTTGGTACCCTCAGTATAATAAGGTAGGAGAGTCTCGGCAATGGATTCAGTAGGAGTGGACTCCGGGTCGATAATATCTGTGCTTGTCACATTTATCTCCTTACTGATTCCTATTATAGCACACTTTATGTCACCTTGTCAAGGACTATACACTTAGCATCTAATACTATAGTAAGTATAATATAGTAATGTTTATGGATAGCTTGACAAGAGTTTACCGATGTGATATAATGTAGATAGAGGTGGAGAGAAATGGGCGTTTGGGGTTACTTCATACAAGGCTCGGACCAGCAACTAGAGGCTGAGGAGTTAGGCTCCATACTCAGTGTGAAGTTGGATTGTGCAGTCCACTATCCTGCTTATAACAAACCTCTCTATGAATGTCTCTGTGGAATTACCTTTCCTATATCCATAGTGAAGCATTGTAGGAAGGTAATGGATTGGGGATATGTTGAGGAGAAGCATAATCCTCCAGAACTTGAACCTGTACCAATGACCAATGACCAGATGTTCTGGAGAGGTCAAGTAGCTATGAGGAAGGCAGCAGGTGACCATACCTAACGTAACCATTGGTTGGTGCCGTAGCAAAGGCAAGGGTGGAGCCATCAAGTGTAAATGGTGTGAACTACCTATTGAAATAGGCACGGCCATGGTTAGAGTATTCTTTTGGAACAAAGGTAATGAGAACAGCAGGAAGTGGAATGTCCAGCATTGTTATCATTTCCAGGAGGATGGCCCAAACTGTTATGTGAAACAGGGACTAGCCTACCTGGAGAAGAATCCTTATGTACCTCATGCTAGGGGGATAATCCACCTACTAAGTGAGGAGAATAAGAGGAAACGATTTCTACTTGTTAGGAAGTTCAATGAACTGCATCAGAGGAAGTCGAATATCAAGGTGGAGTATCCTGATAATCTACCGATAGAAGCAAACCTCATTGAACGAATGGTTGGGGTAATGATGGAAGTGTCTGGTTTGGGAGGAGTTCCTAAATCTTGGGCAGGTAAGATACAATGATGCAGGACCGTAGATACATAATCTCAGGCAGTTGGAAATGTCCAAAGGCCAAGGTGGATTCTAATTATCCTATTCAGGTTGAGGAAGGAATTGGAGCACATCATTGGATTTGGAAATGGTTAGGAGCTAGTGTTGGCTATGCCTGGCTTTGTATCCTCTGCTATGATGTGAGGAAGAATAAGGAAATGACTGGATGGCAGAAACCAGGTATAGATGAGGCTACGGATAAGGTAAAGGAACAGTTAGGGAGGAAAGCATGACTGACCAAGAGAAGAACGAGGTACTGGCGAGGTGGGCTGGGTTCACTCCAGGTGAATGTAAAGTTTTATGCTGCCAAGCTGCTCACTGGTTGTCACCAGATAACACTTTATGGCATGGAGCA